GCCTCGAAAGGGCAATCGTCGAGGCCCTCCCCGAGACCGAACGAACTGGGTTCTCGGCGGCCGTCACCAAGTATCGCGTCGAAGTGAAGGACCAGCTATCGCCTGCAGAACAGGGCGAGGCGTTCGAGGTCCCTCGCCTGTTCTCCGAGATCCAGGGCGAGTTCGAGTTCGCTGACACCGACGTGTTCATGGAGTTCCACGACTGGTCGCTGCTCGACCACTCGTGGAAACTGGGTGAAGGCGAGTTCGCGATCCGCGAGACGGCACGCAGCTTCGAAATCGACCTCGACGGCAACCGCATCACCTACCAGTTCGCGGACGAAGAAGAACAACTGGCGCTCGACGTCGATGTCGAAGGCTGGACACCGGAGGCGCTCGTGCTCTGGCTCGACCGGCAGGTGCGGCAGCCGGACATTCATCAGAGCGTACTGCTGCGCTGGCTGCGCGACCTGGTCGGCCACCTGATCACCACACGCGGTATGCACATCGCGGCGCTGATGCGGTGCAAGTTCATCCTCGCCCGCAAGGTCCGCGAGAAGCTCGCCGCAATCCGCCAGCAGGAACGCGATGGCGTCTACCAGCGGTATCTTTTCGCTCCGGAGGCCAAGGTCGAGGTGTCCTTCGACCAGGCTTTCGCGTTCAAGGACGGCATGTACTGGGATCAGCGCCGGTATCGTGGGCGCTGGAAACCTCGCAAGCACTTCCTTGGGCCGGACCATGTGCCTGCTTTCGATGGGGCCGAGAACGGTGAAGAGTTCCAGTGCGCGCAGGCCATCGACAGCCTTCCGGGCCTGAAGTTCTGGATCCGCAACGTCGCACGACACCCCAACTCGTTCTGGTTACCGACGGCCACGGACAAGTTCTATCCGGATTTTGTGGCTCAGCTGGAGGACGGTCGGCTGCTCGTCGTAGAGTACAAGGGCGCCCACATCGCCGATGGCCCCGACACCGCCGAAAAGCGGACCATCGGCCAGCTGTGGGAGAGGAAGAGCGGCGGCAAGGGCTTGTTCGTCGTGGTTGAGAAGACCGTCGACGGCAGAGACATGCGGGCTCAGATGGTCAATACGCTCCAAAGGTCGTCATGATACCTGCTGTTCAAACTGGAGCTCTGCGCCGTTTCTGCGCCGTATCTGCGACCGCTCAGCGTTTGGTCTGAGGAGCCCCTTCATCGGTCGGCACCGATCACTGGCAGCGGAGGCAGGTGCGGCAAGGAACGACGGCGCAAAATATTCACATGCTGAATAGGGTGATGAATATTTTTGACAGGCACCTTGGAGCCGTGCTATGCAGCAGCGTGAGGCGGCAAGAGGTGGATCGAGTTTGGACAGAGATGCAGCACTGCAGGTAGCCCGGGAAAGGTTCGAGGAACCTCTTTGGACGCTCATAGGGCAGCTGGAAGCGACCTTAGCGGATCTCGGTCGGGTGAAGCACATCAACATTTCCGACCCGCGAGCTGTTGGCTCGGTGCTGAACAGCGCCCTGACTGATGCGGCATCTGCTGTCAATCTCTCCGATCGCGGCTTGGAAGTTACTCATGTCAATGACGGCCGGAGCAACAAAGTTACAGGTGTTGTCGATCTCGGTGGCGAGGAACGATCTTTCAGTTTCGAGCTTCATCTGTCAGGGCCCCGCGGCGGAACCTCGAAATCTTCTCATCAGTTCGCGAAATCCGACTTCTCTGTCTGCGACATTGAAGAGCAACGATCACTCTTTCCTTACGACGTCGAAGCGCCTGATCAGCTGCTGTTTTTTATCGCCTGCCACTTGAGTGGCACGGGAGTGTCCGTCTCGAAAGTCTTCATAAAGTTCGCTGACGGGATAGATCAGAGAATGATCGAGATTCATCGCTCCACACCGTTCGTGGCTGCTGGGGCCATGGATAACGCGCCAGTAAATGAGCCAGCAGGCGCGAAGTTGACAATCAAGAGACCCAAGGGAGAAGAAACCGAAAATGGCAGCACGACCGATAAACGGGGGGATGCTGCTCCTAGCTCGAAATAGACGCCGGAAGACACAGACAGAATTGGCCGCCGAAACTGGGGTTGCGCAGGCTGCAATCTCCCGAATCGAGAACGGCACCCGGGACGCGCTCTCGCAGGAGGAAATCCAGTCGATTGCGCGTTTTTTGGGATTACCTGTGAGCTTCTTCTATGAGCAAGAGCCGCTTTATAGGACGCCGTTGAGCCTCCATGGCGCTGCTTTCCGAAGAAAAGCAGCAGTGTCGAAAAGGGATCAGGAGGGGGTGGTGGCACTCGCCAACCATTATGTCCTCCATTTCCGAAAGCTTCTGGATGCCGTGGACTTGGAACCCGAGTTTTCGCTGCTTCAGTTCGAGGTGGTTAGCGATAAATCCAGCGTCAGCGACAACGCCAACGCCGTCACATCTGCTAGTGAGGCTGCTCAAAAGATCAGGGCATCCTGGCAACTTGGTGACGGACCGATTTCGAATCTCGTCCGCTTTGTTGAGGCGAGTGGCATTCTTGTCGTGGAGGGAGACTTCGGCCAAGCCGACATCGACGGCGTCACCCTGCGCCCTCCTGGCATGAAGCCGGTGGTTGTGCTGAACCATGCGCGCCCTGCCGACCGTAAGCGATTCAGCCTCGCGCATGAATATGGCCATGTCGTCCTGCATGCCTTCCCCTACGATGCGATGGAAAAGGAGGCCAACGATTTTGCGGCGGAACTGTTGATGCCAAAGACGGGCGTCCTGCCTGATCTGAAGCGCGGACTTTCTATTCCGCGACTCGGCCAGCTGAAGCAGAAGTGGCGGACAGCAATGTCGGCCCTGATCTACAGAGCCAAATCACTTGGCGCTATCACGGACGAGAACGCCACTGCGCTCTATAAAAGAATGAGCGCATTCGGGTACCGCACCCGGGAGCCGCATGAGTTCGACATTGCTCCGGAGACCGGCAAACTAGCTGCGCAGCTTCTGAACTTGCACATAAACGACCTCGGGTACAGTTTGGACGAACTGGCCGAAGGACTTCGGACTGATCCTGTGGAATTCGCGATAATGCATGGGCTCGCGGTTCCGGAAGGCAAGCTAAGGGCAAGGGAGAAGCCAAAGTTGCGCCTCGTCGCCAATCGCGACTAGCCGGTAATTGATCCTTTTAACCTCGGCGCAGGCCTCCGGGCGCCGAGGGGCTAGTTTAACGATTGAAAGTACCGGCGCTGAAGTGCCCATTCGAGCGGAAACGGGCCCGTCACGTTCGTGGTGGTCAGTTCTGGTCCTTGCAGGCCGTCTAGGATCACCGCAATTGTTTCGGGGGCTAGAAGTGTCAGGCGAAGTACACGGGTGAGGTAGGAAACCGCTACGCCTTCTCGCTCGGCCAGTTCGGTGATGGTCATGAAGTCGCCGGATTCCAGCATGCGTTTCCAGCGAAATGCCCGGGCCAGTGCTTTGACCAGCGTGTTGTCGGTCCTGCGCGGCTGCGCGGCACCCTCGGGTAGCTGCATCTCCTTTCGTCCGCCGCGCTTTACCAACGTTAGCGGGACATGCAGCGTCACGGTATCTGGGATCGGCGTGGCGCGGGTCACGCCGCTTCTCCGATGCCGCCGGCCAGCACCTCGCGCGCGAGGCCCATAAGTCCATCGACGCGAAGCCGGACGTTGAGCCCATCCGTGGCGATGTCCACGCGCTCGACCAGCAGCGCCACGATACGCGCCTGCTCGGCGGGGAAGAGTTCGTCCCACAGTGGATCGAGTTGCCGCAGCGCCGCGCGGGCCTCTGCTTCGGCGATATCGTCTACGTAGGCGCGCGCCGCCTTCAATGTCCCCGCCACGATCTCGGGCTGGTGGAAGACGGCGCGCAGCTGGTCGACGACGGCGGCCTCGATCTCGCCCGCGGGCACCCGGCCGACGGGACACGATCCGGCGCCATGCTTCAGCACCGTCTGGCTGACATAGTAGCGGTAGAGCTTGCTGCCCTTACGCGTGTGGGTCGGCGAGAACGCCGCGCCATCTGGGCCGAACAGCAGCCCCTTCAGCAAGGCGGGCATGTCGGCGCGGGTGCGCGCGGCGCGTTTGCGGGGGCTCTCCTGCAGGATGGTGTGAACCTTGTCCCACATTTCGCGGTCGATGATGGCGTCTTGCTCGCCGGGGTAACTGTCGCCCTTGTGGACCGCCTCGCCGATGTAGGCGCGGTTTCTGAGCATCCGGTAGATATACTTCTTGTCGATCCGGTTGCCGCGCGGCGTGCGGATGCCACGCGTGCCGACGTCCCGCGCCAGTTCCGTGCAGGACCCGATCTCGAGGAAGCGGCAGAAGATCCAGCGCACATCCGCGGCAGCATCTTCGTTGACCAGCAGCTTCCGGTTCTCGACTCGGTAGCCATAGGGCGGCACCCCGCCCATCCACATCCCCTTCTTCCGGCTTGCCGCGACCTTGTCGCGAATACGTTCGGCGGTGACCTCTCGTTCGAACTGGGCGAAGCTGAGCAAGATGTTCAGCGTCAGCCGCCCCATCGACGTGGTGGTGTTGAAGCTTTGCGTCACCGAGACGAAGGTCACGCCGTTCCGGTCGAACACTTCGACCAGCTTGGCGAAATCCGCCAGCGACCGGCTGAGGCGGTCGATCTTGTAGACCACGACCACATCGACCAGCCCGTCCTCGATGTCCTCCACCAGCCGCTTCAGGCCGGGGCGTTCCAGCGTGCCGCCGGAGATGCCGCCGTCGTCATACTGATCTCGGACCAGCACCCAGCCCTCGGAGCGCTGGCTGACGATGTAAGCCTCGCAGGCTTCGCGTTGGGCGTGGAGCGAGTTGAACTCCTGCTCCAGCCCTTCCTCGGAGGATTTCCGGGTGTAGACCGCGCACCGCAACTTGCGGACGACCTTCGATTTTTCAGGCGGTTTCGTCATGTCCGCGCCCTATGGTTCTTGAGGCCGAAGAAGACCCAGCCGTTCCAGCGCGTGCCGGTGATCGCGCGCGCGATGGCCGACAGCGACCTGTAGGGCCGACCCTGCCATTCGAAGCCGTCGGCGGTGACCGTGACGACCTGCTCGACGCCCTGCCACTCGCGCAGGAGGCGCGTGCCGGTGATGGGAAGGTCGCGGTCGGCGCGGATGCCGCGCTTCCTCTTGTCGCCACCGTCCAGTTCCTCGCCCAGCCGTTCCAGTCGCCGGGTCGTCTCGGGCTTCAGCCCGCCATAGGCCAGCTCCTGGATGCGGTAGGCCAGCCGGGATTCGAGGTAGCGCCGGTTGAACGGCGGCGGCTCGCTGTCGAACAGGTCACGCCACTGCTTCTTCAGTTCGGGCGTCGATATGGTCTTCAGCGCGGCCAGTCGCGCGGGGATGGGATCGGGCTTGTTCATGCGTTTCTCCGGTGAGTTGGAGTTGCATGACGGCATTGGTCGGGCGGATAGTGTAGGCAACTTTCTCCGGTATCGTCAGATACTTCGCCGCGCTCACGCAGCCGCAACCGAACCAGCCCGAGCGCCAACAGACCGCACAGATCGGTGCGGCGCTCGGCGGGGGTCATCTGGTCGGGTGGGAGCGGGTTAGGGCGTTTCATGCGGGCCTCGGAGCAGTCGTCTCCTTGGGCCTCTACTCACCGTGATTGCGAGCTGTCCCACCGGCCCCCGATCCGATGGACATGCGGGTTGCTGGACTCGACTCACAGTTGATCTGTCGGGTAGAACATAATCAGAACAGACTTCACCTTTGCGCGGTGAATCTGAGCTGTTGCTTCAGCCAATGCTGGCTGCGCAGTATTTTGCGCAAGGTAAGACGGACTGCAGATGCGCAATGCGGTTTTGCCGCAGGTCGGCGAGAGGGTTACAGGACAAAAAGGAGTTCACATGCCAAAGAGGATCAGAAATTTCGTCGATCGCGCCTTTTCGAGGACCGTCGATCTCGAACTGCTCCACCGCCTATTGGCGCCCTATCTCCCCCACATCGACTTCGATTGGGATGGATTGCCGGAAGACGATGGGGAGAGGCGCGATGCGATTTTCGACCTCTTCGCCAAGGCTGACATGCGATTTCCGGCGAAGCTGCAGTTTGCCCTCTACAATATCTCTACGCTTTCCACGGATGTCGGTGCACGGATCATCCAGGAGATCGCTTCGGACGCTGGCACCGACGTCTTGGCGGCGTTTCGGGCGGAAGACGGGGCTGATGATCTGCGCTTCACGCCCCGTTTCATCGCGCTGATCACCTGGCTCGATCACCGGCCCATCTTTGAACGCGCCATCAGTGCAGCGGCCTTTCTTGCCCATTCGACCAAGCTCGAACGCGATGCGGAACGGGAGGATGTCGAGCTTCGGCACCACGATGCTGGAGTGCAGGATGGTTTCGCGGAAGCTGCGCGGCTGCATTTCGCGAGCCGATACAACGGCCACTATTGCGAGGTCCGATGGTTTGAGGAGGAAGACCTGCTGCGCGTGCTGATCCTGCACGGCTCGAAAGCTGAGACGAAAAACGTCGACCAGGAGGGCACCGAGGACACGCTGAAGTTCCGCGAGATCGTGCAGTCGACCATCGAGTACGACCAGCGGCGGAGCGCGATCGCGGTGGGCTCCAAGTCCGCAACCGATGCCAAGAAGCTGGTCAAGCTATTCGGCGACCACATTCTCGGCGATGGGGACCTCTTCGAGGCGTCTGCGAAGGAAGAGCTCTACACACTCGCGCCGCTGCAAAGGCGTAGCGCGGCTTTCAGGTTCACCTTCGAGTCCGAAGGGGAGATCACCCATGTCGCCCTGAGGGAGGTTCGCGTCGACGAGGCGCAGCTGACCACCACAGGCCGTCTGCGTCGGTCGCCCTGGCATTTGACGCTTGGGGATTCCGAGAATGCGCTCAGACGCTTGAAGGATGTGGCCCCTGAGATCGACGTCGCGGATGTGCGGATCGTGCATGCCAAGATCGACGTGACCATCGAAGTCGACGACAGCGAGATTGTCGTGCCGGTCACGATCAGACCGCCGCGAACGGTCAGCATGCGCGATCACTCGCACGAACGGCTTATACTCGAGATGCTGGAAGACAATGAAATTCGCAAGCGCCGCAGGACTGATCAGGCTGCTGCTGCAGCAGAGTGATCGCCATCCAATCCGTTCCATCGGGGCCGCGGACCTGCAGCCCTACGATCCGCGTTTCGTTCGGACGCTGCGGAACTCGGGGATCCTGACGGAGCGAGAGGATCTACGGGACGACGGAGCATCGGTTTTCCAGGTCGTCGACGACGCGCTGATCGCCGTCGATCCGGAGACCGGGGCCTGCGAAAGCGGCGGGGATGCACTGGATATCCAGGCGTTCGACATCGACATCGGTGCGATCTGCCGGGCAATACGCGAGCAGTCTGGGCTGGAGGGGCCGGGCCCGTCAGCAATCACGACGAGGGTCTGGCGGCTCGGACGCTACGTCGGTCATGGCCGGACCGCCGAAATTTGCCTCGTGCGGCGGCTTCGCGAGGCAACGGCGCAGGAGGTCGTGGACCATGTCAGGGGAGCTATCGATACCGAGACCTCTGTCGCCCTGATCAGTCTTGCTCGCATCGATATGCCTACCGCAGTTGCCCGCCAACTTGACGCGATGCGCATGACCGTTGTGGTAGCGGAGGATCTGATGGGTCAGGTGCCAGGATCGCCTTTTAGCGTTGAACCTTGACCGAATTCGCCTCGCGTCGTCGATGCCCGCTGTCGAGACTCGCCTGGTCGTCGACCGGACAGGACGGCGCGCGATCTTCGACGGGGTCGAACTGTCCATAGAGCCGAGGGACTTCGATGTGTTCGTCCTGATGGCCGATGAGGCAGCGGATGCCGGCGGCTGGGTCTTGCGCGACAGCATTTCAGCGACGCTTCGAGCCAGCACGAGGCGAGACGGCAATCCGGAGCAGGTAGATCGCTGCATCAGCCGGTTGCGCGCCGCGTTCAGGAATTCGGCCGGCTTGACCGAGATGCCGAGGCACGCACTCGTCGAGACAAAGCCGAAAGTTGGCTACCGCCTTACCCTCGCCACGTCCGAGATCGGATTCATGGCGTAGACCTGTTCTCCGGCACCGGGAGGTTTTCGGGAGGTTTTCGGGAGAAGCTCGAGAGATAAATAGTTTCAGCAGGTTGCATCTTCGACTGGTCACCAGAAACGACCAGGACCGAACGACATGCATCCCCCGATTACCCCCGCCGACCTTTCCACGCTGATCGCTGAAGCCGATGCCGCTGCGCGCCGTCTGCGCCGCAAGCTGGTTCTGCCCGCCGCCGATTTCGACGATCTCCGCCAGGACCTGCTCGTCGACCTGATCTGCCGGCTTCCGGGCTTCGACGCGCGCCGAGGCAGCATCGGCGCTTTCGCCAACATCGTGCTGCGCAACCAGTCGTCGCGGATCGCGATGCGTCATCACCGCAAGCGCCGGGCGCAGGGTGGATCGCTGCTATCGCTCGAGGTGCCGCTGGCAGGAACCCGCGAGCCGGTCGGCGACACGCTGGCCGAGGACGACGGGCTTGCCGCCTGGCACGGCCAGGCCTCCTGCGCCGCGGCCGCCACCGAACTGTACCACGCCCTGCAGGCCGCCCTCGCGCGGCTCCCGGTCGAGGATCGCCGCTTCTGCGCGGCGCTGGCTCATCGCCCCGTCACCGCGCTCGCGGCCGAGGGGTTCGGGAGCCGGTCCGCGCTCTACCGCCGCCTCGCCGATCTCCGCCACGTCCTCGCCTCCCACGGACTCGGTCCCGCCTGGGACGATCTCGCGGCGGCCTGAGTAGAGGCGAAAGGAGGAGATCATGTTCATGGGCACCACCCCCTTCATCACGGTCCGCGCCCGCCGACCGCTCACCGAGATCGAGTTCTGCGCCTGGGTGGCGCAGGCCGTGCCGGGCGACCGGCTGGAATACCATCGCGGCTTTCTGGTTCTCGACATCTTCCCGATGTTCGCCCGGTTGCCGGATCAGCAGCGCGCGGAACTGGCCCGGATCGGGTCGCGCGCCTTCTGGGCCGCCGAACAGGGTCTCGTGCACCTGGTGCAGGAGCGCACGGGCCCCGACCAGTTCGCCTACATCGCCGTCGCCCGCCCCAAGCCGAAGGCCGCAGCCGTCTCGCTGTCCGCGCTTCTGCTCGCCGAGCAGGGGCAGCCCGACCACGCCACCGGTTCGAGTGGTCGGGCTGCCGCGTGATGACCGCCTTCCAATCCCTTTTTGCCGATCATGGAGACCCTTACATGCCGTTCCCCGCGAACACCCCCACCGTCGATGACCTGCCGGGCCTCGGCTTGCAGGATATCGCCCAGCTGCCCGTCGAGTTGCTGGCCATCCTGCAGCGCGATGTGGACGAGCGCATCAAGCGCGACAAGGCCGCGAAGGCCCGCCTCGATGGCGCACTGACGGTCCGCTACGCCACCCGCGCCGCCGAGGAACGGCAGGCCGCAGGCAAGGACACAGGCACGATCCGCTTCGACGACGGCGATTTCACCGTGGTCGCCGATCTGCCCAAACGGGTCGACTGGGATCAGGATCGCCTCGCGGCCATGGTCGAGCGCATCCGCGCCGCCGGGGACGATCCCGCGCAGTATGTCGACATCGGGTTCAAGGTGCCCGAGCGTAAATACGCCGCCTGGCCCGATGCCATCCGCGCCGGTTTCGAGCCCGCGCGCACGGTCCGGCCCGGCACGCTGAAGATCGAGATCGTCCCGCAGGGGGGCGATCAATGAGCCTGCGCATCATCTCCGCCGACGACCGGCTGCGTGAGGCGCAGGGCAAGACCACTATGGCGCTGTTTGGGCCGAGTGGCGCGGGCAAGACCACGCTGCTGAAGACCCTGCCGCCCGCCGAGACGCTCTGCATCGATCTGGAGGCGGGCCTCAAGTCCGTCCAGGACTGGCCGGGCGACAGCATCCCGATCCGCCGCTTCTCCGATGCGGTGGACATCGCCTGCCTGATCGGCGGCGCGAACCCTGCCACCCAGCCCGAGGAGCATTTCTCGGAGGCGCACCACGCGCATCTCCGGGCGCAGCATCCCGAGCTGGCCGAGAAGATCGACACCAAGCGCATCATCTTCGTCGACAGCATCACGGATCTAACGCGTCAGGCCATGGCATGGGCCAAGACCCGGCCCGAGGCTCTGTCGGAACGCACCGGCAAACCGGACACGCGCGGCGCCTACGGGCTTCTGGCGCGCGAGGTTATCGGGCTCCTGAAGCACCTTCAGCATGCACCCGGCCGCACCGTCATCTTCGTCGGCATTCTCGAGAAGGTCGTCGACGACATGAACCGGGTGACCTGGCAGCCGCAGATGGACGGCGGAAAGGTCGCCCGCGAGTTGCCCGGCATCGTCGACCAGGTGCTGACGATGAGCCTGTTCACGCAGGATCCCGGTGCGGGCCCCGATGCGCCCCCGACCTGGCGGCACGATCCCGACAAGGGCAATGCGCGCCGCCTCGTCTGCCAGTCCGGCAATCCGTTCGGCCTGCCGGCCAAGGACCGCAGCGGCAGGCTCGACATGACCGAGCCGCCCGATCTCGGCGCGCTGCTCACCAAGATCAACCAACCCCGGAAAGGATGACGACATGACCTTCGACATGAACGACGTGGAGCCGCAACAGTCCGGCGACCTGCTCCCCGACGGCACCTTCGCCAAGCTGGTGATGACTCTGCGCAAGGGCGGCACCGACGGGACGGGCGACGCGGATCGCGGGCTGCTCAAGGCCTCGAACCAGCCCGGCAGCGACGTGCTGATGCTCGATGCCGAGTTCACCGTCGCCGAGGGCCCGCATGCCCGGCGCAAGTTCTGGCAGAACTTCACCGTGCAGGGCGGCAAGCTCGACGAGCAGGGCCAGTCGATCGGCTGGAAGATCTCGAAATCGACCTTCCGCGCGATGATCGACAGCGCGCTGGGGCTGAACCCCGAGGACATGAGCGAGGCGGCGAAGGCCAAGCGTGTGCTGCGCGGGCTCGCCGATCTCGACGGGATCAGCTTCGTGGCCAAGATCCAGATCGAGCCGAGCCGCAACCCCGCCTACAAGGACGCCAACAAGCTCGACCATGTCGTGCTGCCCACGGCGCCCGAGTGGCAGAAGGTGATGGCGGGCGAGCCCGTGCCCGCACAGCCGTCGAACAAGCCCCGGCCAGCCGCCGCGCCCGCGCAGCCCGCGACCCCGGCCTGGGGTCAGCCGCAGGCGGCCACCGCGCCCGCGGCACCTGCCTGGGGCGCTCCGTCGGCTCCCGCCCAGCCCGCCACCCAGAGCCAGCCCACTGCCAAACCCGGCAACGGCCCGGCCTGGCTGAACCCGTGAGCCCGGACGAATGGCAGGCGCATGTCACCACGGAGGCGGCACTGGCGATGGGGCGCTGGCTCGAGGCGCGCGGGCGTCTCGACCGTCCCATCGCCAGCCTGACCCGGCGCGATCTGGAATGCATGGCTTCGAACGCCATCAGCCGGTTCATCGTGCTGTCCTCCGAGCGCCGGACCGCCGCGCCGGACAAGGAGGAACGCGACGCGCTGGACCTGCTGCTCATGGGGTGAGCGGCGTCTCGGAAAGGCTCCGTGGGAGCGTTTCAGCCGCGAACGGGCGGAGCCCTCCTTCGCGCGCGGACCTCGCCCGGCGCGTGCCCTGCGCCCAGTGCGGCCGTGAAGCTCGGGGCTTCGGCTACTGCCATGGCCTGCGCTGGGACCGCCATCCTCATTACCGCTTCTGCTCGATGGCTTGCCTGATGGCGGGCTCGGCCAACGCCAAAAGGAACCACGGCATGATCGACAAGACCGACATGGAGACGCGCGCCATCGTGGAGGCCCGCCGGATGCTCGCCGAGGCGCTGACGGAGATGGGCCTGATGGAGCCCTTCTTCGACCGCCCGGCCGCGGACATCGACCGCGTGATCGAGGCCTGCGTGGACGGCTTTCAGGCCTCGATGCAGCGCCAGTCCGACAATGGCGACGTGCCGTTCTGAGGGGGTGCGGATGCTGGTAGATTTCAATCACGGGTCGGGCTTCGTCTACGGTCGCGACGCCTCGGACCCCGAACCCCTCGCGGCGCGGATCAACCGCCACATCGACGCTGCGCTGGTTGCCGAACGCGAGGGGCATCGCCCGCGTGACTATCTTGGCGCCAGCCGCATCGGCGAGCCCTGCGCGCGGCGGCTGGTCTACGAGGTCACCCACACGCCGCCCGATCCCGGCAAAGATTTCGAGGGGCGCGTTCTTCGCATCTTCGCGGCCGGGCATGTCTTCGAGGATCTGGCGATCAGCTGGCTCCGGCAGGCCGGGTTCGATCTGCGCACGCAGACGCAAGCTGGCGGCCAGTTCGGTTTCGAGACGGCGGGCGGGCGCATTCGCGGCCATGTGGACGGCGTGATCGTCGATGGCCCGGAGATCGGCCTCGAATGGCCCGTTCTCTGGGAACACAAGGCGCTGAAAGCGTCCTCCTGGTCGGACACGGCGAAGAAGGGCGTGCAGCTCTCCAAGCCCGTCTATTTCGGCCAGATGCAGATCTACATGGCCTACATGGGCCTCGGGTCCGCGCTCTTCACCGCGCTGAACAAGGACACCTGCGAGCTCTACCACGAGCACGTGCCGTTCGATCCCGCTGCCGCGCAGGCGCTGTCGGACAAGGCGGTCGACGTGCTGCGTGCCGCCGACGCGGGCGATCTGCTGCCCCGCATCGCGACCAGCCCTGACTTCTATCTCTGCCGGTTCTGCCCGTTCGCAACCCGCTGCTGGGAGGACCGCGCATGACCATCACCCTTTCTGATACCCAGGGCCGCGCCATCGCCGCAATCCGCGACTGGTACGAGACGCGGCGGCACGACCAGCAGATCTTCCGACTGTTCGGCTATGCCGGGACCGGCAAGACCACCATCACCGCAATGGCGATCGAGGCGCTGGGGCTGGAGCCCATGACCCCGGGCGGGCTTGGCGGGGTACTCTTCGCGGCCTTCACCGGCAAGGCGGCGCTCGTCATGACGCGCAAGGGCACGCCCGCCCAGACCATTCACAGCCTGATCTACCGGGTCTCCGAGGCGACCCCCGAGGAAATCGCGCGCGCGACCGAGGATCTGGCGGCGCTGCGGCGCGACCTGCCGCGCATGGGTCCGGCCGAGCGCGGCTTCGCGATGACGCGCATCGCCCAGCTCGAGTTGCGGCTCGAGGACATCCACCAGCCGAAGTTCCTGATCAACGAGCAGTCGATCCTGCGCGACGCGGACCTGCTGGTCCTCGACGAGGTTTCGATGGTGGGCGAGGAGATGGCCCGCGATCTCATGGCCTTCGGCAAGCCGATTCTGGTGCTGGGCGATCCGGGCCAGCTGCCGCCCGTGAAGGGCACGGGCTTCTTCACCGAGACCGCACCGGACGTGATGCTGACCGAGGTGCATCGCCAGGCGGGCGACAGCGCCATCCTGCGGCTCGCGACGCTGGCTCGCGAGGGGCTGCCGATCCCTCCCGGCGCGCATGACGACCATGTCTGGAAGATGTCGCGCCACGAGATCGGCCCCGGGCAGATGCTGCAGGGCGGCCAGGTGATCTGCGGCACCAACGCGACGCGGCGCTGGCTGAACACCGCCATAAAGCGCGCGGCCGGGTTCGGCGCCGATTTTCCGACAGGCCACGGCGAGAAGATCATCTGCCTGAAGAACCGCCACGATCTCGGATTGATCAACGGCATGTTCCTGACCCTCACCGAGGTGCGGCAGGATCCGGACGACGCCTTCGCCTTCAGCGCCATGGTCGAGACCGAGGACGGGATCAGCATCGGTGGGCGGCAGAGTTTCTGGCGCGGCGAATACGCCGATCATGTCGCCTTCGATCCCGAGCGCGGGCGGCGGGAATGGCAGATCCGGCGCGGGCTGATCGAGTCCAGCTGGGGCTACGCCATCACCTGCCACAAGTCCCAGGGCTCGCAATGGGAGAACGTCGTCGTCTTCGACGACGGGTTCGGGCGCACCGCCGCCGACCGCAACCGCTGGCTCTACACCGCGATCACGCGGGCCGAGAAAGGTCTGGTGATCCTTGCTTGACCTCAACGACGCCAAACCGCTCGGTGGCGAGCCCCTGCGCTACGATCTCGATCTGGTGGTGGCTCGCCTGCGCGAGACCGCTGAAGTCTGGGTGCCGCGCCTTTTTCCGCGCGGGCGCAAGTCGGGCGAGGAATGGCGGCTCGCCAACATCCGGGGAGATGCGCCGCGCAATACCGGCTCCTGCGTCATCACCCTGCGCGGCGCGCATGCCGGCGACTGGATCGACTTCGACGGCAATCTGGGCGGCGGCCCGATCAGCGCCATCGAGGAGGCGACAGGGCTCGACGGCCGCGCGCTGATCATCGAGGCGGCAGACATGGCGGGTATCGCGCCCGGCGCACCGGAACGCCGTGTACCGCCGACGCCCCCACCAGTGAAGCGTGATCCCACGCTCGAGATTGCGCATATCCTGACGGCAGCAACGTCGATCGAGGGCACCCCGGTCGCGCAGTATCTCACGGGGCGCGGCCTGACCGTGCCTGAGGCAGCCGATCTCCTGTTTCACCCTGACCTGGCCCATTGGGAGCCGAAGACCGGCTATCCGGCCATGCTGGGACAGGTCCGCGATCGCGATGGCGCAGTCATCGGCCTGCATCGCAGCTACCTCGCCATCGATGAGGAGGCGGTCACCAAGGCGCCGCTCGACAAGGCGAAGAAGATGCTGGGCCGGGTAGCGGGCGGCGCAGTGCGTCTGGCCGCGCTCGGCGACGGCGATCGGCTGGCGCTCTCGGAAGGCATCGAGACCGGCCTCGCGGTGATGACCGCATGTCCCGATCTGCCGGTCTGGGCTACATTATCGACGTCGGGCCTTGAACAGGTCGATCTGCCGCCTGGCGTCCGGCGCGTGCTGATCCTGGCCGACAACGACACCTCCGGGGCCGGGCTGCGGGCTGCCGAGGCCGCCGCCCGGCGATTGCGCGCGCAGGGGCGCGACGTGGCCGTCGTCCTGCCGCCCGAGGCGGGCGAGGATTTCAACGACCTCCTGCTGCGCGAAGGGGCTGAGGCCATCGCCGCCCTGATCGCCGACGCGGAGGCCATGACCGAGGCCGAGCCCACGCTGCTGATCGGGCAGCACCGGCCGATCAATTATCAGGGCAGCGGCGAGGCCATTCCCACCTTGCGCGCCGATGAGGGCGATCTGGCCCGCTCCGTCGAGCGGGTCTGGAGCCTGCTCATGGCCTCCAACCGGACGCCGTGGGTGTTCCGTTTCGCCGGGCAGCCGACATGGGTGGTGCCAGACGACGAGGGCCGCCCGGTCGCCACTGCGATCACCGAGGAACGGCTGCGTCACATGCTGGCGCGGCTGGCGCACTGGAAGAAGCTGAACGGCAAGGGCGAGCTGGTCGCGGCCCCGCCACCGATCGCCGTTGTCAAATCCGTGCTGGCCACGCCCGATCCGGCGCTGCCGGTGCTGGTGGGCATCGTCAACACGCCGGTATTCGGTCGCGGCGGCACGCTGCTGACCACGCCGGGCTATCACCCCGACGCGCGGCTCCTCTATGCCCCCACGCCCGGCTTTGTCGTACCCACGATCCCGGCCAAGCCGTCCGTCGCCGAGATCGCGGCCGCGCGCAGCCTTCTGTGCGAGGATCTGCTCGGGGACTTCCCCTTCGTCGGCCCCGCCGAGATGGCCCATGTGATCGCGCTTCTGCTGCTGGGTTTCCTGCGCGGCATGATCGACGGGCCGACGCCGCTGCACCTAATCGAGAAGCCCAGCCCTGGCTCCGGCGCCACGTTGATGGTCGATGCCGTTGCCACCATCCTCACTGGCTCGGGCGCGAGCGTCATGACCGAAGGGCGCGACGACGACGAATGGCGCAAGCGCGTCACCGCCAAGCTGCGCCAGATCCCCGCCATCGTGCTGATCGACAACCTGCGCGCCAAGCTCGACAGCTCCGCCGTCGCGGCCGCCCTGACGGCGCCCTTCTGGGAGGACCGGATCCTTGGCGCTTCCGAGATGGCGCGACTGCCGATCCGCTGCCTCTGGATCGCCACCGGCAACAACCCTGAGTTCTCCAACGAGATGGCGCGCCGCCTCCTGCGCATCCGGCTCGACCCCCACGAGGAGCGCCCCTGGCAGCGCACCGGCTTTCGCCATCCCGATCTGATGACGTGGGTGCGCGCGAACCGCCCCAAGCTGGTCGCCGCCTGCCTCACGCTCTGCCAGGCGTGGATCGCCGCCGGAAAGCCGCGCGGCGCGCGCACCATCGGCTCCTTCGAGAACTGGGCGCATGTCGTCGGCGGCGTGCTCGAGGTCGCGTGCATTCCCGGCTTCCTCGGCAATCTCGACGAGATGATGGAGGCCTCCGACAGCGAGGGCGCGGGCTGGAGCGCCTTCATCGGCGCCTGGTGGGACCGTTTCGGGACCGCCGAGGTGGGCGCGGCCGATCTTTTCGACGTGGCCTTGTTCTGTGATCCGGCGCCGCCCATCACCGGCCACACGGACCGCGCGCAGAAGACCAGCTTCGGGATCGCCATCAAGAAGATGCGGGACCGGGTGTTCCGGGTGGGCGATCTGACCCTCCGTCTGGTGCAGGCGGGCACGTTTCGGCGCGCGGTCAAATGGCAGCTGAAGGTCTCGGAGCAACCGTCGCGGCCGCAATCGGGCGCGCGCGAGCCCGGCACGTGTGAACCTCGGGGTTCCGGTGTGAACCTCCAAAACCGAGGTTCACACAATCAAGTCATTGATCGGAATGGTAAATGTGAACCTTGTGAACCTTGTGAACCTCTCCCAACCCTTACGCACACGCGCGCGCACGCACATGCGAAGGATGATGCCGGAAAAGGTTCACAAGGTTCACAAGGTTCACAAAGCCCCGTGAAGTCAGAGCGTTGCGCGTGTGAACCTCGGTGTGAACCTCCCGCGGCAGGTTCCCGAGGTTCACCGATCCCCGATTGGCTGCGGGAGCTCGATCCATGAGCCCCGCATGCCCTGCCCATCACTCCATTGAGTAGCAAACCGGAAAGGAGCCCATCATGGCCCACGTATCTCTCACACCGACACCCATGAGCGCGCCGTTCCCCGGCGTGCCTGTCGTCCTCGCCCTCGATCTCGGCACAACCACTGGCTGGGCCCTGCGGGCGGTGGACGGTCTGATCACCAGCGGCACCGTGTCCTTCCGACCCAGCCGCTACGATGGCGGCGGCATGCGCTACCTGCGGTTCCGGGGCTGGCTCGACCAGCTCGCCCACGATGTCGGAGCGATCACCGCCATCCACTTCGAGGAGGTGCGCAGACACGTCGGCACGGATGCCGCGCATGTCTATGGCGGGCTGCTCGCCACACTGACGGCATGGGCGGAGACCGCGGGTATCGCCTATCAGGGCGTCCCGGTCGGCACCATCAAGCGCCATGCCACCGGCAAGGGCAACGCGAACAAGGACGCCATGATGGCGGCCGCCCGTGCGCGCGGCTTCTCGCCCGCCGACGACAACGAGGCTGACGCCATCGCGATCCTGCTCTGGGCGCTGGAGACCCGGGGAGGTGTGCAATGAGCGGTATGCGGTTTACGCCGAAGGGCTACGGCGGGCACCGCCGCAACCCCGACGAGGTCAAGCGCGACGGCTGGAAGGAACAGGGTCTGCTGGCCGTCGCCATCGACGACGACCGCCTGACCTGGCCCGAGCGCGAGCTGGTTCGCCAACTTGGCGAGAAGCTGTATGGCAAGCTCCCTGCGGTCCGGGAGGTTCGCCATGACTGAGTGGACCACATCGCAGGTGCAGGATCGGCTGGAACTCGCGGCGGGCGGGATGCGGCAGATGCCGGGCGTGATGCCGCAGGGCTTCTTCAACGCCTGGCCGGAGTATTTCCACAGCTTCGCCGACAAGGTCGGTCAGGAACCGCAGATGCGCCGGCCGAGGCCCAGCCCGCGTCAGATCACGCAGGCCGAAGAGGCGATGCTGTGGCTGCGCTGGCTGGAGAAGGACGATGCGCGTCTGGTCTGGGCCCGCGCGGACGGCATGGCATGGAAGCCGATCTGCTGGCAGTTCGGTCTGTCGCGCACCGCGGCGACCAAGCGCTGGCAGTACGGTCTGGCACTGATCACCTGGCGGCTGAACGGGCGCGTGCCGTCGCCCCGGCGGTCGCAGCAGTTCGTCATCGAGAACGCCAATTACCTGTCAAGGAAAATCGTCCTCTGAGGGAATTTTCGGGTGTACATCGCAGGCCCTTACACATTTCGTCGAGAGCGTTAGAAACGGGATATACTCGGGAGAGGAGCGCGCAGGCAGACGCCGCGCCGCTGGTTTCCGGGGTCCAGTAAGGGTCCAGCCGGGGTCCAATTGCCTAACCCATTGAATTCTTGGTTCCTTCTGGGCGACTTTCGTATGCTGGCGGGCGAAGCGCGCAATATCGCCAGCGACAGGGCCGGTTTTTTGGGAAGCCACCCCGGCGGGCATCCACCCGCGACCTGCTGAAAACCTAAACAAAACAAAGCTTTGGAACCGGACGCGTCCGGCGGCCGCTGGACCCTTTGCGGAGTCCAGGCTGGCTGCGGGTGTCCGGAGTCCAGGGGTCCACCCCATTGAGGCGAACCGAAATCATGACGCTCAGCTTTGCCCCGGACGCGATCGAGACCTGGCCGCTGGCCATGCTCCAGCCCTACGCGAAAAACGCGAAGGCGCATGGCGCAGACCAGGTCGCGAAGATCGCTGCCAGCATGGCGGAGTTCGGCTGGACGGTGCCCTGCCTGGTCGCGGACGACGGAGAACTGATTGCAGGCCATGGGCGGGTGCTGGCGGCGGCGCAGCTCGGGCTGACCGAAGCGCCGGTGATCGTGCTTGGGCATCTGACCGAGGCGCAGCGCCGGGCTTACCGGATCGCGGACAATAAGCTCACGGAACTCGGCACTTGGGATGAAGCTCTGTTGTCGGCGGAACTGAACGACCTGCTGGCCGATGATTACGACCTGTCGCTGGTCGGTTTTTCCGACGGCGAATTGGACAAACTGCTGGCTTACGTGCCGGAGGGGGACGGGGATGCTGGCGGCGGTGCCAACGTCCCGCCGGTGACCATCCCCGAGCCGCCGCGCAATCCAGCATCGCAAACGGGCGATCTCTGGATCCTTGGCGACCACCGTCTGCTGTGCGGTGACAGCACCAGCAACGACGATGTGCGTCGCCTGATGAACGGTGAGCGGGCGATCCTGTTCGCCACCGACCCCCCGTATCTCGTCGACTATGATGGCTCGAACCACCCAACGCGGAACAAGGACTGGTCGGCGTCCTATGGCACGACCTGGGATGACAGCAGCCAAGGTGCCGAACTCTACGACGGTTTCATCGCCGCTGCCGTCGCTGAGGCGGTTGCTGAAAACGCGGCATGGTATTGCTGGCACGCCTCTCGTCGCCAGGCGATGCTGGAGGCCTGCTGGGAAAAGGCCGGTGCCTTCGTTCACCAGCAGATCATCTGGGTGAAAGACCGCGGGGTCCTGACCCGGTCGCACTACCTCTGGAAACACGAGCCCTGCTTCATGGGCTGGCGCCGCCCAAACCGACCGCCGAAGGTCGCCGAGGAAACGCTGCCATCGACATGGGCGCTGCCGAGCTTCACCAAGGATGAGCGGCCCGACCATCCGACGCCGAAACCGCTCGACGCGTTCGGGATCCCGATGCGCCAGCATGTGGCGCGCGGCGGGCTTTGCTATGAGCCGTTCTGTGGTTCGGGTTCGCAGATCATGGCCGGCGAAGCCAACGGGCGGCGGGTGTTCGCGATGGAAATCAGCCCAGCATACATCGACATCGCCGCTGAACGTTGGCAGGCCGAAACCGGTCGCGACGCGATCCTTGACGGCGATGGCCGCACGTTTGCGCAGGTGAGAACCGAGCGGCTGGGCGACAATGCTGACGCCCCCGCCGATGCGCCCGACACTGACGCCGACCCAGAACCCGCCCGCAAACCCAAATCCGCCGCGTGACATGCATGACCTGGCTTTACATCCCTCCGGACGCGCTTCCGGAGCCGGAGACGCATGCCTCTTCGGCCTCTCCCTTTGTTCCGGCGCCGGCGGACTCGACCTCGGGCTTGCCATCGCCATCCCCGGATATCGTGCTGTGGGCCATGTCGAACGGGAAACCTTCGCCGCAGCCACTCTCGTGGCGCGGATGGAAGACGCGTCCCTGGATAGCGCGCCTGTCTGGGACGACGTTGGAACCTTCAACGGCGGCCCGTGGCGCGGCGCGGTGGACATCGTCACTGCGGGCTATCCGTGCCAGCCGTTCTCCGTCGCGGGCAAACGCCGGGGCGCGAATGACCCGCGCCACCTCTGGCCCCATGTCGCCCGCATCATCGGCGAGGTTGAGCCGTCGTTCGTGTTCCTCGAGAATGTCGCCCATCATCTCCGCCTCGGCTTCTCCGAAGTCGCCAGCGGACTGGTCTGTATGGGCTACCGCCTTGCGGCAGGCCTCTTTACTGCGGCGGAAGTCGGTGCGCCCCACAAGCGCGAGCGGCTGTTCATCCTCGCCATCCGCGAAGGCGACAAACTGGCCAACCCCGCGCGCCTGCTCTGGAACCCGGTCGAGTGGCGGCAATCGGACGGAACTGCTCCGGCTCTGGCCGACGCCGAGGGCCAGCGCCAACGAAAACCGGCAGACGAAACCAACGCCGTCGCAGGAGGCGGGCAAGCATGGAATGAACCTGGCGACGACGGCCGCGATGTGGCCCACGCCGCAGACCGACAGTTTCCGGAGCCGGGGCGGCGCGCGGAAAGACGAGAAGGGTCTGGACGGTATGGCGCGGGACTGGCCAACACCGATGGCCAACGACGGCTGCAAGCCGAGTTCCGGCAACCGCAAGACGGCCGATCTGACCCATGCCAGCCGAATGTGGATGACGCCGACGGCGCGGGATCACAAGGATGGGGCGACGACATTGGCGAACACGCCGGTGAATGGCCTGCTTGGCCGCCAGGTCCTGGTGACGCCGATGGTTGGGAGCGATACCTCCGATGTGCGCCGGACCTTGAACCCGCTGTTTGTCGAGGCGCTGATGGGCTGGCCCACCGGGTGGACCGGCTTCGCCTCTGTGGCAACGGCGTGGTCCCCTTGGTTGCGGCGCATGCGCTGCGAACTCTCGCGGCTGAACTGCTGGCCGATGGATGACGCCGCCGCATGAAGCAGTCGCGCGCCATGTCCTTGGTCGAGTCCATCGCCAACGTGATCGTCGGCTACGGCGTTGCGGTCGTGACGCAGATCCTGATCTTCCCGATCTTCGGGCTCCACACGACACTGGCGCAGAACCTGAAGATGGGCGCCATTTTCTCATTCGTGAGCATCGCCCGTTCCTTCGCCTTGCGGCGGCTGTTCGAGACGATCCGGGCACGGAGATCTTGAGGCTTCCAAGACTACAATCTCGGTGTCCTCAATGACATTGATGCATTAGGCTCGGACTCACGGGGAGGTTGCGACCAAGATGGCAGGTGGACAGGATCACTGGGACGAGGTCTACGGCGCGCGCTCGGAAGATGAACTGACATGGTTCGAAGCGACGCCGTCAGTGTCGCTCTATCTCGTCCGAACCCATCTTCATCCCGGCGAAGCGTTCATCGACATCGGCGCTGGCGCGTCGCGGCTCGTGGACGCGCTGCTCGAGGCGGGTCTCGGCCCTCTCACTGTGCTTGATCTTTCCGGGGCTGCATTGGCTGTCAGCAGGCGGCGTCTCGGCCCGCAAGGTAGCGACGTGACATGGATCGAAGCGGACATCGCGACGTGGGTGCCTGAACGGGACTATGCGGTCTGGCACGACCGCGCGGTGTTTCACTTTCTGATCCGGGCCGAGGATCGCGCCGGTTACGCGCGCGCGATGTCCGAGGCCCTCCGTCCGGGTGGGATCGCGATCATCGCAACCTTCGCCGATGACGGGCCCGAAAAGTGCTCGGGGTTGCCGATTGCGCGCTACGCGCCGGAGGATCTGGCGCGGGAACTCGCGCGCCTGCTGCCGGGCCAGTTCGAGACCATCGATGCCAGACGACACATGCACATCACGCCGAAGGGTAACCGGCAGAGCTTTCAGTACAGCGTGTTTCGGAAGACGGTCCCCTGAGAGGAAAACCGCCGCCCCAATGGGACGGCGGTCATCATTTTGCCGGGCATGGATGCGTCAGGCGGCGGGGAGTTTGTAAACGCGCCCCCGATCCTCGACCTTCTCCGAGGTGACGTCGAGGCCCAGCTTCTTCTTCAGCGCGCCGGACATCGCGCCCCGGACCGTGTGAGATGCCCAATTGAGCGCAGCTCTGATCTCCTCGATGGTCGCGCCGTCTGGCGCGCGTAGCATGGCGATCAGCGTTGCCTGCTTGGTGCCCTCGCGCGGGGTGCGCGCCTTGGGCGCGGGCTCCTCGGTCGGCGCGTCCGCCGCGCCCGCAGGCGCGGTGTTCGCGTCCTCGGGCTCGACGCCGATGGCGGCGAGGCCTGCGGCGGTGGCGATCAGCGTGACGCCATGGCCGTCGCCGGTCTCGCGCCAGACGGGCTCGCCCTTGCGCATGTCGGCCTCGGCCTCTTCGAGGAAGCCCTTGGCGAGCATCGCGCCGACCACCTTGGTGGCGGCTCCACCGCGCAGGCTGTCGGGCAGTGGCAAGGCAAAGCGGTCCTCGTGCTGAGCTGCGCGGGACAGGATGATCGTCTGGGTATCGGAAAGTTTGGTCATAGGGTCGTCTCCGTGTTCGGACCGCGACCGTCGCGGTCTTCTACGACCCCAAGCCGCGCAGTGCGCGGCCGGAGTTCGGGCGTACGCCCGAGGTCAGATCAGCCCAAGTTCGTGCAAGAGCGCTGCGGCGGCGGGCAGTTGGTCGGTGGCGACGTCGATGGCGATGGTCATGCTGTCGGCGGTGAGGCGCGCGGGAATGTCGGCTTCCTCGCGGAGCGATGCTGCGATCTCGTCAAGGACGACGGGGACTCGGCTGGTGTCCCAAGGCTCGTTCAGGCTGCGAATGGCGATGCGGATGGTGCTGGCTTCCATGGTGTTTGCTCCTTTCATTCCGCGTGCTCGCCCTCGCTGAAGGCGCTGTCGGTGATGCGCTTCAGGAGGTTGGCGTAATGCTCAAGGGTGCCGACATGGCCCCAGTTGATCTCGTCGGGGTGGGCGTTGAAGTGGTCGTCGCTGAGGCTTGCCAAGCGGGCGAGCATCTCGTCGATTTGGGCTTTCTTGCCGATGAAGGCGTTCAAGGCCGCCTCCTTGTTCCGCGCAGCCTTCTCGGCGCGCAGTTGGTGGCGGGGTGTGGTGATCGGGTTCAGGCGGGTCATCGTGGCGGCTCCGTGGTGAGTTGCATCGTTTTCTTGAGACAACGTTCGCTCTGCTTCGGAGGCTTATCAACTACATAAGCACATGAGTTTGAATGATAATCGGAGCGCACAATGGAGGGTCTGAGCGAGCGCCAGTATGCCGCCCGCGTTGGCCTCTCGCGCGGGGCAATCCAGAAGGCCAAGGCGACGGGGCGGCTGGTACTGCACGCCGATGGCAGCATCGACGCGGTGGCCAGCGACGCCCTGCGCGCTCAAGCCACGGATCCGTCGAAGACCCGCAAAACGCCGCAGCCAAAGCTCAAACCCGTCCCGGAGGCGGCGGTATCCGCCGTAGGCGAAACGCTGCGCGAACAGGGAATGGCAGCCCCGCCTGTCGGCAGCGGCACCACGTTCCTGCAGGCAAAGACAGCGAACGAAGTGCTGAAGGCGCAGGAACGCCGCCTCCGGCTGCAGAAGCTGAAAGGCGAGTTGATCGACCGGGCCCGCGCTCTGTCGCTGGTGTTTCGGCTGGCGCGGCAGGAACGCGACGTTTGGGTCAACTGGCCTGCACGGTCGGCGGCGTTGATGGCGGCGGATCTGGGTGTGGAGCCCGCGGTTATGCAGAAGGTTCTGGAGAAACATGTCCGTGCCCAGCTCGACGATCTTGCAGAGATCAAACCTGATCTCCGGTGATGATGCCTTTGATTTCGACGGCGCGACAGAGATCCTGCGTGCCTGGGGCGCAGGCCTCACGCCGGATCCAGACCTGACCGTGTCGGAATGGGCGGACCGGCACCGGATGCTCTCCGGTCGCGCATCGGCAGAACCGGGTCGGTATCGTACCGCCCGCACGCCCTACATGGGTGAGATCATGGACCGGCTGTCGCCCGGCGATCCAACACAGCGGATCGTGTTTATGAAGGCCGCGCAGGTCGGCGCGACCGAGGCCGGAAACAACTGGATCGGGTTCGCGATCCACCAGGCGCCGGGGCCGATGCTCGCAGTCCAGCCAACTGTGGAACTGGCGAAACGCAACTCGCGGCAGCGAATCGATCCGCTGATCGACGAGAGTCCGGAATTGCGCGAGCGGGTCAAACCGGCGCGATCCCGCGACGCCGGGAATACCATGCTGTCCAAGGAGTTCGCGGGCGGCATCCTGATCATGACGGGGGCAAACTCGGCGGTCGGGCTTCGCTCGACGCCCGCGCGTTACATCTTCCTCGATGAGGTTGATGCCTATCCGGCCTCCGCTGACGACGAAGGCGATCCGGTCACGCTGGCCGAAGCGCGGTCGCTGACATTTGCCCATCGGCGAAAGGTGTTCCTGGTCTCGACGCCGACGATCCGGGGGCTCAGCCGGATCGAGCGCGAGTTCGAGGCAAGCGACCAGCGCCGCTACTTCGTGCCGTGCCCTCACTGTGGCCACGCACAGTGGCTGAAATTCGACCGGCTGCGCTGGCAGAAAGGTCGCCCGGAGACGGCGGAATATCACTGCGAGGGCTGCGACACGCCCATCGCGGAACACCACAAGACGGCGATGCTGGAGGGGGGCGAATGGCGGGCGACCGCCGTCGCCGCCGATCCCGGCACAGTCGGCTATCACCTCTCAGCGCTCTATTCGCCGATCGGCTGGCTCAGTTGGGAGCGGATCGTGCGGGCATGGGACGCGGCGCAGGGGTCGGACGAGGCAATCAAGGCGTTCCGCAACACGATCCTCGGCGAGACATGGGTCGAAACCGGCGACGCACCGGACTGGCAACGGCTCTATGACCGGCGCGAACGCTGGAAACCGGGTATTGTCCCTGCGGGTGGGCTGTTCCTGACGGCAGGCGGTGACGTCCAGAAAGACCGGATTGAGGTCGATGTCTGGGCCTGGGGTCGAGGGCTGGAAAGCTGGCTGGTCGATCACATCGTGATCGAGGGCGGACCGGACCGACATGAAGCCTGGGGCGACCTGACTGCGCTGTTGAACCGGACATGGCCGCATGAACGTGGCGCGCATTTGAAGATCGCGCAACTCGCTATCGATACCGGATACGAGGCCCCGGCAGTCTATGGCTGGTCGCGGGCTCAAGGCTTCGCGCAGGTGGCCCCGGTGAAAGGCGTCGAAGGGTTCAATCGCGCGAGTCCGGTGTCCGGGCCGACCTATGTGGACGCGACCGAGGGCGGCAAACGTCTGCGGCGTGGCGCGCGCCTCTGGACCGTGGCTGTTTCGACATTCAAGGCAGAGACCTATCGGTTCCTGCGGCTCGAACGGCCGACCGACGAGGAACGTGCGGAAGGGGCACAAAGCCAGCCTGGCACCGTGCACCTGCCACATTGGGTCGAGAATGAATGGCTGAAGCAGTTCGTCGCTGAGCAGCTGGTCACCGTGCGCACCAAGCGCGGCTTCGCCCGGCTGGAATGGCAGAAGCTTCGGGAACGTAACGAGGCGCTCGACTGCCGGGTCTATGCCCGCGCCGCCGCCTGGATCGCGGGCGCGGATCGGTGGACCGACGAGAAATGGCGCGACCTCGAGGATCAGCTTGGGGTTGCCGATACCTCGGCGGATCCCGCGGGGCAGATCAATCGACAGGCGCAGGCGTCGCAGGGGAAACGGCGGTCTGACTGGCTTGGACGGCGTGGAGGATGGTTTTGATGGCAGATTGGACGGAAACCGAGCTTTCGGCGCTGCGGCGGGCCTATGCAAGCGGCACGACGCGCGTCAGCTATGACGGCAAATCCATCGATTACGGCTCTGCAGAGGATCTGCTGGCGCGCATTCGCACCATCGAGCGCGCCATCGCGGGCACGACCCGGCCATTGCCGGTCGCTGGTCTCGCGAGCTTCTCGCGCGGGGATCGCTGATGTCAGCCAACTGGTTTGACCATGCGATTGCCACGGTGGCCCCGCGCACTGCGGCACGGCGCGTACTCGCCAGGCAGGCGTTCGAAACCTTGACGCGTGGCTATGACGGTGCGGCCAAGGGGCGGCGCACCGACGGCTGGCGCGCGCCGGGCACCTCCGCTGACACCGAGGTTGGCGTGGCCGGGGCGCTTTTGCGGGATCGGATGCGAGATCTGGTCCGCAACAACCCGCATGCGGCCAAGGCCGTGGCGGTGCTGGTGAACAACATTGTCGGTGCGGGCATCATGCCGCGCGCGGCGAGCGGCAATGATAAGCTGGACCGCAAGGTCGATGCGCTGTTCGCACGGTGGTCAGATGCCGCTGATGCCGACGGCCAACTCGACTTCTACGGGCTCCAGACCCTGATCTGCCGGGAAATGGTCGAGGCTGGCGAGGTGCTGGTACGCCGCAGGCTGCGCCGCGCAGCGGATGGCTTGCCCGTCCCGTTGCAATTGCAGGTGCTGGAAGCCGACTTCCTAGACGCCACGAAATCCGGTGCCAACGGCGCGGGTCGGCTGGTGCAGGGGATCGAGTTCGATCCGGTCGGGAAACGCCGGGCCTATTGGCTGCACGCCGAACACCCCGGCGATGCCTATGGTGCGATGCAGAATGGATTGCAGAGCCGCCCTGTCCCGGCAACCGAGATTGCCCACATCTATGAAAAGCAGCGCACGCAGGCCCGGGGCGTTCCCTGGGGCGCGCCAGTGATCCGCAGTTTGCGTGATCTCGACGATTACGAAGTAGCCGAATTGGTCCGCAAGAAGACCGAGGCCTGCGTCACCGCAATCGTCTTCGGTGACGACGAGGCCCAGCAGGGCATCGCGCCTTCGGTGGTCGATGCCGACGGCAACCGGGTTGAGCAGTTCGAACCGGGCCTCATCGCCTATGCGCGCGGAGGCAAAGACATCCGTTTCAACCAGCCGTCGGCCACCGGCGGCTATGGCGAATACAAGCGGGCGAGCCTGCACACGATCTCGGCAGGGTTCCGGGTGCCCTATGAATTGCTGACGGGCGATTTGTCCCAGGTGAACTATTCCTCGATCCGCGCCGGGCTCGTCGAGTTCCGCCGCCAGATCGACGCCGTGCAGTGGCAGCTATTCATCCCGATGTTCTGTGCACCAGTCTGGCGCTGGTTCACCGAGGCCGCATGGGCGGCGGGCCAGATCCCGACGCCGGATGTACCGGTCGAATGGTCTCCACCGAAGTTCGAGGCCGTCGATCCGCAGAAGGACGCGATGGCGAACCTGCTGTCGATCCGCTCAGGCACCATGACGCTGGCCGAGGTGATCGCGAAACAGGGCCGCAATCCGGACGCCGTGCTGGCCGAAATCGCAGCTACAAACGCCAAACTCGATGCGCTCGGGCTGGTGCTCGACAGCGATCCGCGACGAGTCACCAAGACCGGCAGCGCCCAAACAAGCGATCAGGCGAACGATCTCGTCGACGACGACCCAGCCAATGACCCGGCGAGCGATCCGGCCGACGTCTCCGAAACGGGTGTGGCGCAGCCTGACCCCGACCAACAGGACTGACACAAATGGACACGATGATCGAACTACCGGCCCTGCGCCGGTCGGCGGAGCTTGCGCCGAACTCAGCCGATACCGACGCCCGCACCGTCGAGGTGATCTGGTCAGCGGGGGCGCGCGTTCGCCGGTCGACCCTGTTCGGCGAGCCTTATGACGAAGAGCTCAGCCTCGATCCGACCCATGTGCGGCTGGATCGGCTTAATGCGGGCGCGCCGTTCCTGAAGGTGCATGAGATCGACACGCTCGACGCTGTGATTGGCTCGGTCGTGCCTGGTTCGGCGCGCATCGAAAACGGCCGGGGCGTTGCGCAGGTTCGGATTTCTGAGCGCGCCGATGTCGAACCGATCTGGCGCGACATTCAGGCGGGACACATCCGTGCGGTCTCCATCGGCTACCAGGTTCACCGCTTCGAGGTCTCCAAACCCGATGCTGCCCGCGAGCTTTGGCGCGCGGTGGACTGGACTCCCTTCGAGGTGTCCGCCGTGCCCGTTGGCGCCGACCCCGCCGCAGGCTTCCGCGCCCAATCCGACCTTGCAACTTGCGTCCTTCACCGCCGGGACGTCCCACCCACAAACACAGGAGCCATCCCGATGACGGACAAACCCAACGCCCCGGCCGCAGAGGCCACAGACCAACCCAGCGACACTGTCGCGACCGAGGACACCACCATGACTGAACCGAAGACGCCTGTGGCCGAGCCGAAGGTTGTCTCCAGCGAAACCCGCGCGCAGCCGAAGCCCGAGAATCCGAACATGCCCGTTGCACCTGATACCGAAGCTGTCGCGACCCGCGCACGCGAGGGCGAGCGGGATCGCGTGTCCACAATCTACGATCTGGCAGGTCGCCTGAACCTCGAGCGCAGTTTTGCCGAGGATCTGGTCAAACGCGGCACGGATATCGGTGAGGCCCGGCGTCTGATCCTCGATCAGGTTGCCGCGAAATCCGAGGAAACCCGCACCTTCAGCCAGGTGTCGATCCCACTTGGCGGCCGCAATGAGGCGATCACCCGCCGCGACGCGGTGGCGAATGCGCTGCTGCACCGCTACAGCCCGACGCTGTTCCAGTTGGAAGACGCCGCGCGCCAGTATCGCGGCATGACGCTTTTGGAACTGGCCCGGGAAAGCCTCGGCAATGTGGGCGTGAACACCCGCGGCCTGTCGCGTGATGAGGTGGCGACGCGTGCCCTGCATTCGACGTCGGACTTCCCCGAGATTCTCTCGGCGGTCACCAACAAGACCCTGCGGCAGGCCTACGAGGCCTATCCACGCACCTTCATGCTGTTCTGCCGCCAGGTGCTCGCCACCGACTTCAAGGCGATGCACCGGGTGCAGCTCGGCGAAGCCCCGCAACTGCTGGAGGTGGGCGAAAGCGGCGAGTTCAAACGCGGCACGCTGGGCGAGAGGAAGGAGAGCTACAAGGTCAAGACTTATGGCCGGGTGGTCGCCATCACCCGCCAGACGCTGATCAACGACGATCTCGACGCCTTCACCCGGATCCCGGCAATGTACGGCAATTCCATCGCACAACTGGAGTCGGACGTGGTCTGGGGTGTCATCACCGCAAACCCGGCCATGGCCGACGGCAACGCGCTGTTCCACACCACCCACAAGAATCTCGCAGGAACCGGTGCGGCGCTGGCCGTCGAGGCGGTCGGTGCGGCCCGCGCCGCCATGGCCAAGCAGACGGGCCTCGACAAAAAGACGGTCCTGAACGTGCGGCCTGCCTTCCTGATCGTGCCCGCGTCGCTGGAACTGAAGGCCGAGCAGATGGTCGCCCAGAACCTCGTGCCCGCCGCAACCTCCAACGTGGTGCCACAATCGATCCGGACGCTCGCTCCGATCAGCGAGCCCCGGCTCGATGCGGTCAGCGAAACCGCCTGGTATCTGGCGGCCAGCCCGAACCAGATCGACACCATCGAATACGCCTATCTCGAAGGCCAGCAGGGCGCGTACATCGAGACCCGCAACGGCTTCGACGTCGATGGCGTCGAGATCAAGTGCCGCCTCGACTTCGGGGCCAAGGCCATTGACTGGCGCGGCCTCTACAAGAACCCGGGCGCGTGACCGGGCCACCTCTGAAATCTCACCTCTGACGGGCGGTCCAATCGGGCCGCCCGTTCCTGTTTGCAAAGGATCCCGCAATGAAAAACTACGTCCAGCCCGGCAACACCATCACCCTGACCGCGCCCTATGCGGTCACATCCGGCGATGGCTTGCTCGTCGGCTCCATCTTCGGCGTTGCCGCCGGGCACGCCGAAGATGGAGAGACGGTCGAGGCCGCGCTTGTCGGCATCTTCGACCTGAACAAGGTCGCCTCCCAAGCCTGGTCGGCGGGCGACAAGATCTATTGGGACAACACCAACAAGGAAGCCACCAAGACCGCCACGGCGAATACGCTGATCGGCGTGGCGACCGAAGCTGTTGCTGGCGGCGCGGGCGACTTGATAGGCCGGGTGCGCCTGAACGGCAGCTTCTGATGACGGCATTTACCGCCGTCGTTGATGCGCTTTTCGCGGACCCCAATATCGGGCGAGAGGCGGTCTACACCTCTGACGGCGGTGCGCCCGTGCTGGTGCGCGTCGTCTCCCGGCAGGCTGATGCCATCACCGACTTCGGCGACGCGCGGCTCTGGTCGGAAACGACCCGGATCGATCTGCGCGTCG